ATATCTTTTTCTTTGTTCATTTTGCGAATAATGCACTTCTTCGCAAATTTTATCAATAAGTTCTTTTAATTCCATAGTTTTTAGAAAATATTATTGGGTCCATAAAGTCCATAACTATCACGTATTAATCTAATAGATGTAAGCATTTTATTAGTAGGATCAAAATGATGTCTCAATTCTTTAATTAGGTAAAATCCACTTTGTTCTGGATCTACTTCTCCATTATTTGAAGGTTCCATTTTTGGAAACTGTGCATAAATTATATCGCCACATTTTAAATTAATATTCAAAGGCACATTCATATTTAGTGCTTGACTAAACAACAGATTATATCTTGAATAAGACATAGACATATCAGCACCACTTATTAATTTATCACCAATAGAACCATCAGGTTTTAATGCACCACGATCTGCAACTTTTACCATAATACGAGAAACACTATCTCCAAATTCTTCAGATACTGCAATACTTTCAGCAGCACCAAGTTTATTTTTAATTTGATCTTTTAATGTATACTTATATAAATCCAATGAATTACTATAAAGATCATAAAAATAAGTTTTATTTGCATACATACCAACTCTCAATGATTTCATTAAATCAATATTTTTTTCATAGTTATAATTAATAATTTTAAAGTTATTATTCAAGTCATTATGTTGAATTACAAATTGTTCATAACTATAATTATAAACTTTTTTCTTATTTGCGCTTGATTCTTCTATTCTTGTATTTGATACTAAACTATCAATACTTCTAAAATTAAATCCATCTCTATTTTCATAAAAGAAAAATCCAGCAGTTCCTTTTGCTATTCCACTTTGATCACCACCAGAAGTTCCTGTAGCACCTCCAGAAATTGCAGAAACTGCCTTTGGTCCTAACCACTGCAAAATATGAAATGGTTTCTTATTATTTCCAATAAAAGAATAAGAATTTGATGTTTGTTCTATATTTTCGGATTTGAATTTATTTGTCTTTAATACATCTTTAAGAATTTTAGTTACAGTAGTTTTTAAATTTCCTCTATAAACTGTTTCACACCTTACAGTTTCATTGGTCAAACCTTCTCTAGAAACAAGATGCAAAGTAAATGATTCATTTGTATTTTGTGCATCAAGATTACTTACCTTATACACATACATTGCATTTTCACCATCCAATAAAAATCTACCAGAAGCAGTTTCAATCTCCATCGAAACTTTTTCGCCACCACGAATTGGAAGCAAATTAAAAATAGAATATGAGTTAATCACATCCATCGTCATTGTTATACAAGGGGATAAAATATCTTCATAATAATCTATTGATGTGATTGAATTTGTTAAATCTTTTTTATTTCTACCATCCAATGATTGAATGGTTACTGATTGGTATCTTAAACCTTGTACTGCGATTGCCATTATGATGAAGAGAGATTAGTGAGAAGCATATTCTTCCATAAACTATTTAATATATCACCTTCACTTGGAGATACAACAACAACTTCGCCACCACTACTTTGACCACCACCCATTGGAATAGGAACTGGAACAATAGAAGGTCGTGCTGCAACTTGTGGTTGCATATTTCCCATTAATACTACAGTTCCTGGTGTTTGTTTTTGTAATGGTGCAGCAACAACTGCTGCTGGTACTGGTTGAGTTGGTGTAGCAACAACTGCTGCTGGTACTGATTGTACTAACCCACTCTTTCTTGAAGCAGCAACTCTATTCCAATTTGCATTTGGGTCATTGTCATTATTAGCAATTATAGATCTAAGATAAGTAAAATTTTTCAATTTTGCATCTTTTGTCATCTGTTCTAATTTTTCTGCCACCAATCTATTATAGTTTCTTTCACCAGGAGCACCAAGTTCTCCCTTTGTTACATCATTATGTCCCGCATAAGTATTAAAATGTGTCTTAGGATTATTTTTTATAACATCAAATATCTTTTTCGCATTTTTATCTACACCCTCTTCCATAGCAGTTTCTAGAATATTTCCACCTCTTTCTAACATACCCAATCCTTTTCCTGTTTTAGGGTCAACTCTCCAACTTCTTGAATATTGTCCAAAATTAGATATAAAATCTTTAGATACTTTAGATGAAGGATCCAGATAACTTGGCATCAATCCAGATCTTTGCTTTTCATTTGCTGCAGTAGCATGTATTTCCAAATTAAAAACATTTGATTCTGTCCCAGAAACTCCTGCCTTCGGTTTTACTTTTACATTACCACCAAATCTAAAAATCTTTTTAGCTGCTTGTGTTGGATCAACCTGACCAGAACCAGAAGGAAGATATTCAAAATGCAAATGTGGTCCTTCAGAATTTCCAGCACCATAAGCACCTGCTGCTCCACCAGTATATCCAATAACTTGTCCTGCAGAAATTTTAGATCCTGCAGAAACAGAAATTTTACTTAAGTGTGCATATCTACTTAAAGAACCATCTTTGTGTCTGACTTCAACTAAAGCTCCCCACCCACCAGGATTATAATTCATATCTGCAACCGTCACTGTTCCTTCTTGAATTAAACTAATTGGTGTTCCTACATTTTTAAAATAATCATTGCCATTATGTTTTGGACGACGTGACGTTCTAAAACCAGAATCCGGTGTTCCAGGAACTTCTCCTCCAGACGCTTCGGCATCTTCAAGTTGCAATCCAGTTGATTCTGGACTATTTCCAGTATCAATTGGTTTTGTGGGTTCTATAGAATCAGAATCTTCTATTTCTGCATTGGAACCATTTTTATTTTGAACTCCAGATACTCCAAACTTTAATTTCTCAAACTTACTTACAACTTTATCAAATTTATCAGTAATACTTACAAATGTAACATTACTTGCAGATGCTGCTTCTCTCTGCGTTCTTTCTTGCTCTTTTAATCTCTGATCTATTTTATTTTTAGGTTTTTCTTGTTTTAAACCAAGTGGTGTTCCTTCAAATGCACCAAATTCTCTTGCAACGTCAATACCAACTGCTGCCCAACCTATAATTGGTATTGCACTTGCCAAAGATAAAGAACCACCAACAACATCACCTTGACCAAACCTATAACCAGAAATACCTAAATTTACTGCAGTAGCAAGTCCAGGTATTAGTTTTGCCGCAAGTCCCCCACCTTTTGTCGCAAGTTCTCCACCCCCCTTCATTGTAGCAATTTTAGCAGCATCCTCTGCTCCAGTTGCAACTGCTCTTGGTGCTCCAGTTGCAATATGTTCCCATCCTTTAACAATACCCTTTCTCGCCATGTCTGCTGCTGGAATTGCTGCTTTTTTTGCTGCTGAATCTGCTACTCTTGGAAATATTTTAGAAATAGCATTTTTTCCAAACCCTTTAACTGCATTTATTCCCTTTCCTAAAAATCTAACTCCCAATCCACTAGCACCACCAAGCAATAGGTTAAGTATTTCACCTCCGCCGCCCCCTCCACCAAGAGCAGATCCAACAGATAACTCAAGATTTTCTACTTTTTTTACTTTGGGTAACTTTATTTTTTTAATATCTTTATTACTTGCACCTAACCAATTTACAAAAGCATCATAATCTTTTGCCCTTTTAGATAAAGGACGTTTAGTTTTTACAATATTATTTGCAGCAGTTAATAGTGGAGAAAAAGGTTTAGTTTCCATTATCCGTCTACAATATTATAAACCATTCTTGAATATAATGTTAAAAAGTTATTTGGATTTGATGAAGGTAAAAATGGAGCAGTTGGTCCGTTTTGTTTTGGTGTTGATGGTGCAGATATCTTTCCTCCACCACCAGATGGTGCTGGTTGAACTTGTGATTGTTGTTGTTCGAATGGAATAACTTGTATTGATTGTTGACCTGATGTTGGTTTTGGTGTTAGTGCCTGTGGTGCTTGGCCTGGTGCTGGTTTTGGTGCTGGTGTTTGAGGTTCTTGATTTAGTGTTGGTTTTGTTGTTGGTGCTTGACCTGATTTTGGTAATACTTGAGGTGTTTGTGTTGACGGTATTTGAAGTGCAGCAGTTCCTTTTTGTCTTTGTAATATTTGTTGTGTGTATTGTAAATTTAATTTTTCATGTGGATTGTCTGCTGTATATGCGGCTCCTTTAATTGGTTTACTATATGCTGCACGTTCAAAATCATTATACCAAATACTTGCTGCTTCTTGTGGAGTTTTTGCTGATTTAATTTTATCCAATGTCCCGTCTTGCTTTGCTTCAATTAAAGCATATTGGAGTTGAGATCCATTATCCATTGGATCTAATCCTTTAGATTTGGCCCACTTTTTATATGCTGCTTCTCTAGTCTTATCCAATTGAAACATTCCAAAATAACCACCCTCTGGTGCATTTGTTCTATATCCACTTTCTCTCATAGCATTTGCAAGTATTCCTGTTGCTGCATTTTCTCCTACTTGACCTTTCAAATAAGAAAACATTTTTGTTTCTTTTTCTGCTTGAGATCCAGTTATTTGTCCAGTAGGGGTAACATCAGGAGCACCACCAGGAGGAGCACCACCAGGAGGAGCACCACCAGAAGATTTTGAACCACCAGAAGAACCAGAAGGTTTTTGACTTCCCGAACCTTTTCCTTTCAATAAACTTTCAATTACTTTATCAAATCTATCTAAAATAGAATTGAATTTATCTAAAACATTTCCAGGAACTTCTGGTGTAGTATATCCAGGTTGAATATTTTCACTATTATCAGGTTGAGAGAGACCACTTATAGCAGCACCAGTTCCAAGAGCAGCAGCACCACCTAAAAGTAATTTACTAATTCCTCCACCACCACTTGTTAATATTTTTGGAATTTTTGATATTAAATTTCCTTCCTGCTTCATCGCAGGACCAGCAATATTTGGTGGTCGTTTTCCTCCTAATCCAGGAACCAATCCACCAACCAATCCACCAAGTGCTGACATTATAGCACCAATTAATCCTCCGCCACCTCCACCACCAGAAAGTCCAGATATTTGTTCTATAATTTTTAGTATTACTTTTCTTAATGCTTTTGCTACCTCAAAAGTTTCAGCAAAAGTAGTTTTTAAATTATCTATATTTTCTCTAATTCTATCTAAATTTTTCTTTGATCCAAAGAAAGTAATAAAAGCAAGTGCTTCTTTAATTCTATCAAAAAATCCACCAAATGGTTTAAATCCTTTTTCTTTTTTCTCGGGTGTTTTTTCTTTCTCAGTAGTATTAAAGATATTACTTACTGAACTAGTACTAAAAATATTTGATGCTAAATTACCAATTAATGATTTTAAGTTATTTGGTTTTGGTTTTATATTTCGGTCAAATCCAACAATTTTATTTTTCGCACCAGAAACAATAGAGTCTCCTATAGGAGAACCACCAGAAACAAAACGAAGTGCTTGTTCCTTTGTTGGTTTTTGTTTTCCTATAATTTTTTCTGGGTGTATTCCACTAAATTCTGCTAAAGGATCTCCTCTTTCCTTTAGCATTCTTTTAGAATAATCAGTAGGGTTCTCACCACGATAAAAAGTTCCTCTAGAAATTGTCCCAGAAGAAGGAACTCCAAATCCTCTATATGATGACAATCCCGGCGAATTCTTAAGCATTATTTTGTTTTGCCTTTAAGTTTTCTTCTTCGATAAATTGGTTTAATAATACCAAGTAAATATCTCTTTCCCAAGGAATTAGATTTTCAATCTCTGTCAAAGAATATTTATGATGCTGCATCAAAGAAAAATTAAGATTAAAGTATGACTCAAGATCCATATGAGCCATAATTAGCCGAAAAAACTTGTTAGCCCCTCTAATGTAACTTCGCTTTCTGCTTTTGTATTTGGATTGGTTACTTTAAAAGTATGAGAAAGTTTGGGCATCGTATTAAAGAACTTTTCAATCTCTTGGAACTGTCGTGATGTTAAAGTTTCAATCCAATCATTCAGTTCCTTTTTAGTGCAGTCTGCTGCTGCCCAACATTCATCGGCATTAAAAACCATATCAATACAAGAAGAAACAATATCAAATGATTTTTCAATTGATGACATATCATTTGAACTAAAATCAAAGTTATTTTTAATAAATTCATTTAAAGATGGGTACTTCATTTTTAATATTAAACTTTCATCTAATTTAATTTCTTGAGAATGTTCTGGATCCTTTTGTACTTGTATTTCGTCAATATAAATTTTAACCGGAACTTCGGTAATTCCGTCATCACTACAAGTCACAATTATTTCAATTGCTTCTCCAACTGATTTTCCACGAACATTTAAGAAAATATATTCAATATCAAAAGTAGGAAGTTCTTCTACTTTAATACCCTTTGTTATAATACAATCTTTTAAAACTTGTTTGATTGTTGATGTAATTTGTTTTACATCTTGACTTTCAAGAGCAAGAATAAGTATTTTTTCTTCTTTAACTAAAAATGGACGATATTTAATTACTTTTCCCGTAGATGGCAAAATCAATTCATATTGGGGTGTAGCAATTTTTGGTAAAGGCATAATCTTCTATAAAATTCAGATATGATTATTTATCACATATCAACGACTTCTCCTCCGCGAGCACTGCGAGTGAGATTAGGACTAACAAATTGAGTTGGTGTTGGTATGCTAAAATCAACTCCAAAATTATTACCAGGAACATTATTGGTAGTAGGAGTTTTAATTTTGGGTATTTTTGTGCCGTTATGTTTATCTACGGTATATCTTGTATAACTAAAATTTATAGTAGTTTTGGTGATTGCACTTCCTTCATAAGATAATGGAAGTGCTGTAAGATTTGTAGGAAATGCATCTATAAAAAAATAAGTCATTGTTGATTGATCTTTTGTTCTTGCTCCTTGATTTGGATTTACGATGAAATCTCTTTCAAATTTTGTAATCGCAATATTCTTTTTATAGGTGTCTGGATATTTAAATCTAAAATAATTTTCTCTTTGTTTAAATTCTTTTTGTCCTTGTCCATTAGGTGATCCAGTATATTGTCCCTTATCAGAATATAATGGATCAATATAATTCATCCATTCTTCAAAAAGACGAATTACATTATAATCTGCATCTACATAAAAAGTTAAGTTAAAATCACTATAAATTCTACGAGTTGGAAATCTTTCTATAATACCTTGACGACTTCCATATTCTTCTCCCATATCAAAGGTCGAACCAGGAAGTGTTGCTTCTACACAAAGAAAATCATATTTTTCTGTATTTTTACTTCCCAATAAACCACATTTATTTAAATAGTTAGATAATTCAGCTGGATCACTCAAAAGTAAAGATACTTTAAATTGACTAGTTAATGAAAGAGTATCAAAAATACGTTTTTGTACATCGGGCATATTAATATAAAGTTGCCCAATAGCATTACTAGCCATCTAAATACGATTATAGGATTTCTATACTATGTATGTCTGCAAATAACAACTATAAACAAGGAAAGTTCAAACCAAAAAATCCACAGAAATATAACGGAGATCCAACAAATATCATTTATAGATCTTCTTATGAATTAAAGATGTTTCAATATTGTGATTTAACAGAAAATGTCATCTCATATCAAAGTGAAGAATTTTGGGTTCCTTATGTATCACCAATAGATAATAAAGTTCATAGATATTTTCCAGATATGAAACTTAAATATAAAGATAAAGATGCAAATATAAGAATAGTAGTCGTAGAAATCAAACCAGCAAAAGATCTAAAAGAACCACCCACAAATCCACCAAACCGAACAAAATCTTGGGCATATTCAGTTAAAACTTGGGCAGTTAATCAAGCAAAATGGAAGGCATGTCGTGAATATTGTTCAGATAGAAACTGGGAATTTCGTATTTTTACTGAACGTGATTTGGGAATTCAGATATGATTGCCGATAAAATACTTAAAGAAGCAGGAAAAAAATATCGTTCTACTGATTGGTACACAAATCGATTGATGAATGAGTTATCAAACTATCAAGATGAAGATATAAGTGAAATTGATACACACTTTATTACTCCTGGTGATTTAGTATTTTTTATGTACTCCGCAAAATATCCACAAAAGTATCATTTTTGGGACAGACAACCACTAACATATATTATTGAAGTCAATCCAAGAAAAGGATCATTCTTTGGTTCTAATCTTCATTATCTAAATCCACAGTACCGTGGGGGAGTTGCTGCTTCGTACATAAATAAATCAGGAAATGTGAATGCACCAAGAAAAACTTTACATAGTTATCTTTTTTCTGGTGTAGGTAGTCATTTTTTCAAGGTCCCAGAAAGTGAATGGAGAGAAGTATCTTTACTTCCAACCGAAAGATTTGTTGATAAACGAGGACAACCAGTATTCAAATCCAGAGTTTGGGATTATCCAGATAACCAATCGGCACCATAAATGGCTCAAAATCCTAACATAAATTTCAAATCAGGAAATGATATAGTTAATGTTAATGGAACTATTGTAAATGCCAGTAAGCTTGTTGGTGATCCTTTAAAATATAGTGCTGGACAGCCGGTAGATCCAAATAGCAAAGATCCCATCATAAAAAGATTAACTTATACAATTAATATTGATACTGGACAAGTAAAGTATACTGATACTGAAAAAGGCGTATCAGCTAATAGTTTAAATGATCTTGCAAAAAGTCCTGCCGAAGTATTTTTGTCTGGGTGGAATAGTTCTACTACAAAAAATATTCAATATGCAATGCAAAAAAACCTTGCATCTGCAATAAGCGCACAAGGACCTACAGGAGATCCTCCTGCACCACCAACAACAGGGACAGGAATTTTCAATTTAGATCCAGACAAATTAAAAGATTATTTTAAATTTGGTTCCATAGATAAGAATTTAAAAGGAACAAATCTACAATACCCAAAAGATGCCCTCTATGACAAAACCCAAGACCACTTACAAATAGGACAGTATCATTACCGACCACCAAAATCGGACCAATTATTCAGTCCAAGTGGAACAGAAAAGATATTAAAATCTGGTTTACAAAAAACTTCTGCATTAGCAGAATTTTTGGGAATTGTCAAATTACCTATGCCAAATAATATTTCAGATTCCAATAATGTTGCCTGGGGTGATGATAGTATGAATAATCTTTCTGCTGCTGCCACTGCTGATGTTATTCAAAATCTTGACAAGTATTTAGGTGCTGCTGCCGCAGGTGGATTGGCGGGAGCATTTGCTGGAAATACAGGACAAGGAATGGCATTAGGTGCTCAAGGAGCATTATTATATAAGTTATTAGGATCAGTAGGTTCACAATCAGCACAGGCACTATTAAAAACTGCTGGTGCATCTAAAGTTCTATCAATAGCTGGATTTTCAGTATCCCCAGAAAGTATTTTAGCAAGAGGATTTGGAGTTGTTCCAAATAGCAATCTTGAACTTCTCTTTAATTCACCAACACTAAGAGAGTTTTCATTTCAATATAGAATGAGCCCAAGAAGCAAACAAGAAGCAACAGAGATTAATAAAATTATAAGATTTTTTAAACAAGGAATGGCAGCAAAAAAACAAGATGCAATATCAGGAAACCCAGAATACGGATCTGCAGGAGCAGCATCATATTTCTTGGGAACACCAAATGTTTTCCAGTTACAATATAAAACTACTGGAGGAAATACAATCAAAGGCGTAAATCGTATCAAAACTTGCGCCCTAACTGGTTTTGCTATGAATTATGCTGCGGATGGAAACTGGGCGGCATATGATGATGGACAACCAGTATCTGTGATTATGAATATGTCATTCAAAGAACTTGAACCAATTTATGATACTGATTACCAAAGTGATATTTTTGACGGAAGAATATTTACAGGAAAAGATAATTCTGGTGATCTTTACCCAATCACACCAGACGAGGTAGGATACTAAAATGGCATATTTTAAAGAATTTCCAAATCTTCAATACTTATCACAACTGCCCGATGCAAGTTCAAACGAACAATATATTACAGTCAAAAATCTATTCAAAAGAGCAAAAATAAGAACTGACATAATCAATATCATTACTGCTTTTGATTATTATCAAATCCAAGACAACCAAAGACCCGAAATAGTTGCTTCAAAACTTTATGGTGATCCAGAACTTGATTGGGTAGTTCTAACCACAAACAATATTACAAACGTAAGAGAACAGTGGCCATTAAGTAATACTGACTTACATAGTTATATGCTTGATAAATATGGATCCGAAGAAGCATTATCATCAGTTCATCACTACGAAACCACAGAAGTTAAAGATGAATACAATCGACTTGTAATGCCTTCTGGACTTAAAGTAGATGAAGATTTTACTATTTCATATTCAAAACTTATCAATGTATTTGTTACAGTTTCACCAGTAAAGCAAGTTACAAATTACGAATATGAAATTGATATTAATGAAAATAAGAGAAAAATTAGAATACTAAAACCACAATATCTATCAGTAGTTGTTACAGATTTAAGAAATATAATGAAATATGGATATTCATCTGATTATATTAGTCAAACAAATAAATCATCATATAACCCAAGAATTACTGGGGTATAAAAACCCTACAGACAAAAAAATCCCCCGAAATTTTTCTCGGGGGAAAAGGTAATCAAAAGTCGATTTTGAAAATCAACTTTCAGCTAACTTTTGAAAATAAGAAAGAGCATCAT